TATAGCTAACAAACCAATCTCTACGCTTTTTCTTTTCGTCTGTTTCGTTCCAATTACGTCTGACTGCAACTATCTTTTGTGCATCGTAATCTATTGTAATTACATAAGGTAGGTGCACTTTATCATCGTCTTCTGCATCTACAACGTCATCAATGCCATCAAAACTGATGTAGCAATGCATCTCAAGCAAAGTCATTACTTCGTCTTTTGATTCACTATTGTATGGATCTACACCTTCTATTTCGCTTGTATAATCTCCACTTGGGTCTATGTCCTCTGACATATACTTACTTGGTAAGTAAAACCCAGCCTCAACGTACTTGTTAAAGTCGTTTCTAGGCATCCTAATTACATGGGTGTATCTTATTGATGTATATAAGTCTTTACTCTCTGGTGAGACTATAAAGTCTTCTGCTTTCACGAATTGAGAACATTGTCTGTCTAAGTTCGCATCCCACCATACTTTTTTAAATGTGTGTCCAATAAGTGGCAACTGAAATAGCATTTGATCTAAATCAGTAAAATACTCTGGCATCTCTTGGGTGATCTGATAATTCATGAAGTCTTTGACACGCCTAGCTTGTTCTTCTAGCTCTTCGCTTGGATCACCAACTATAACTGTCTTGACTGGCCCGCCACTTGGGTAAAGTTCTGCAATTGCTCTAGCGTTAAACTGTGTAGCCGCCTCTGCAATCATAGGATGCACAACTGTACTAAGTCCTCTAGATGCTCTTTGGTCTTCCTCTTCCTCTTGACCACCTTGTGGATCTAGAGTTTCTAGACCTTGCTTGTATCTATATTCCCACTCTGATCTAGCCTCTTTGTCTGTCTCATAAAAGCTAATAAGATCAGTTGCTACTGCATTTAGCTCTTTGGCATCTATCTGTTCTGCAAGGTTTTCGTCAAATGTGCTTTCTCGCTCCTCTACTACATCTAAGTTAGGATCGCCTATAAGCACTTCTTCTTCATTGAGTTTTTCTACTTGAAACTCATCGCTAGGCATTGTTTCTGCAAAAGGGATTACTTGAGGTTCTCTAGCCATAAATTGTCATCCTTCTTTCTTCTGTACTGTCATCTTCGTCATAGTCTGTAGAATGAGTAATAAACCAACCTTTTCTCAATCTTAGCCATGCTTGTGTACAAGTGTCAACTATATCATCATTATCACCCGCAGGAAAGGCTGAACATATATCTATTAGATTTTTTGCCCATTTTTTACTTGCTGGATAATAAATCCTTCCATCTTCTAACAATGCAGAACTACTATGTGCTCTTGCAATCTTGTCTCTGTCTGGCGAGTAAGCCAAGACGGGTATCCCACCCATCCTTAAATCTTGAAGTAAACTTTGACCACTAGCCTTCTTTTCTATCAATACTGTATCAGGCTGCCAGTCATCATATGCCTCTTGAGCTAGTGCTCTTAGCTCTGGGTAAGATACTTTATCGTACCACATCTCTACAACTATTGCATTAACTTGTCCATTCATTCTGAATATTCCCCATGTAGTCCTAGCACTATAACTGCTTGTTTCTTTTGTAGAAAATGCAGTATCGTAGCTTTGAACTAGATATTCTATATCTGGCAAGTCATCTTGTTCCCAGGGAACCCACCATTCCTTCTTCAGTATACCACCACCTTTTGGCATAGGTCTTTGTTGCAGTTGCCCAGCACTTGCATATGAACCCAAACTTTTCTCTAACTGAGTTAATGTATTGTCATCTATTCTACTCTCCCATAATAATTCACCCTCTTTAGTTCTAGGATCAGTAAAATCTAGAGATGTTTTTGTAGGCGTAGGATGACCAATCTCATATCTAGCGGGTAAACATAAGTGATCCCAATCGTTGTATTCGTTTGCGAGTATGTGTCCAGTTAGGTCGTTCTCATGTACTCTTTGCATGATAATAATAAAAGCACCAGTCTTAGGATCATTCAATCTTGTTTGCATGGCTTGATCCCACCAATCAAGAACTCCCTCTCTAACTGCACTTGATTCAGCCTCTCTGACGTTGTGTGGGTCATCTACTACGATTATGTCACCACCTTCACCAGTAAGTGCTCCATCTACTGACGTTGCTATCCTTATGCCAGTTTTATCGTTTTCAAATCTTTGTTTTTGGTTTTGATCTGTTGTTAATGAAAATGTATCTCCAAAATATGTCTTATACCAAGCACTATCTATTAGTCTTCTGCACTTAACGCTATCCCTAATAGATAAAGTTCCTGCATAACTAGCAAAAAGAAACCTTTTCTCTGGCTGAATAGTCCAAGTCCAAGCGGGTAATGCTACTGCAACGCTTATAGATTTCATATGTCTTGGTGGTATATTTATTATTAATCTTTTGATATCGCCTTCTACAACTGCTTGTAAGTGCTCTGATATAGCATCTATGTGCCAATTATCGTAGAAGTCTCTACCAGGCTCAATCGTTGCCCAACTGTTTTTGGTGAACTCCTTCAATGATCTCCTCATTCGCTCCGCTCTTACGTTCACTAGCAACTGAGGTAAGGATTGATTCAAGTTTTCTAAGTTCATTATCACTTATCCTAGTTAGGTCTATTACTTGTTTCTGCTCTATTATAGTTTCTTTCTCTATCTTATCTTGCCATCCAGCCCTGTTTTTTAGGTAGAAGATCATAGCAGTATTGTCACCCTCTAAGGCTTTCTCATATAGCTTATTGGTAACTCTTTGTATTCCTCTGCCTCTACCTCTTTTTATAGCCTCTCCAAACTCTGTAAATTCGTTCTGTTTATCATACAAAGTTGATTCACCTATACCCAAAGCTAAAGCTATTTGTTCAGATGTAAGTCCTTGTGATGCATAAGCCTCTGCTCTCTCACACATTTGTTTTGTAATTACAAATTTAGGTCTACCAACTTTTTTACTTTTCTTTGTTGCCATTTATAAATCCCATATAAAACTAAACCATCCAGTTGCTATCATCTTCTCTTGTGTATTAGATATTACACCACAATGTGTATGTGTAAAGTCACTCGGCCAGATCAAGGTCTTTCCCTTTACTGCACTTTCAGTATGATCATAGTATTTAAAAGTAGTACCACCATCAGGTACATCGTTTAGGTATGTCATAAATACTAACATTCTTTTGATAGTCTTATCCAACTCGCCAGTTCTTTCATGATGCTCTGCTTTAAAACCACCACCAATTGGATAATGCTGAAGGTTAAATGATTCAACTAAACCAAATGGGTTTTGTCTTTGTATGTCTGGATACTTATCCATATAACTCATCATAGCATCACTTAGATGTTGTTCATAATTAGCAAAGCCAGTCATTTGTGTTTTTGCATCATTCATATTTACATACAAGTCTGTTGAATCTTTGATATTCTTGTCAACATTACCTTTAACGCCTTGTGCTCCTCCAGTATGCATCTCTGGATTATCTTTGTAAAATTTTACTAGAAAATCAACTATGTCATGTGGACATTGGTATCTTCCTATAAAGTCTTCGTATTTCCCCATTTATAACTCCATTTCAAATTGTTCATCCTCATTAATTTTTGTATCTACATTTCTTAATGAGCCAACTAACTCATTAGCTCGTAGTCTTTTGTATAATTTTAAATCAATCTTTTTTAATTTCTCCATCAAATCTTCATACTTTTTATCTAGTTCTACTTGTGTAGCCTCATCAATATCAGACGTTAGTTCCATCAGTCTACCATATAATTTAAGTTGCCGGATACTGTAATTCTGTAATCTTCACTTGTATAAAAAGGATATACTAAATGTTGTAGACTTGCAGGGAATAATAACATTTTACCTTCAAAACTTTTGTCCACATTTATTCTTATGTCTCTTACACCTGTAAGATATGAATGACCATGAGTTACCAAGAAACTTAATCTTGAAGTTGCTTTTCCTGTGTGATGAACATATGGAAAAACTTTATCTTCTTCCTCTAAATCATATGGAATTTGCAAGAATACAATAAATGAAAATAACCCAGAGTGAAAATGTATAGGATTAAATTCATACTTTTTTTGAAAATTTGCCCACATTTGATTTAATGCTATTGGTTTTTTTGATGACAGAACATTTAGACTTTTGTGGTAAAAATCAAAGAAGTCTGAGTTAGCTTTATTTATTATAAATCTTTCAACTTCTTTAGACCACTCTTTATAAAAATATTCTTCATTGATGTGTCCAACTAGTTTTTTATTATTTTCTCCATCATCAATGATATAGTTTGCATAATCCCATAAGTAATCAAGAAAATCATTTGGTATATCTTCAATGGGCAATATACCATGTTGGACAACTATTTCTCTTGTTTCTTGCCAATTATCCATCGTAATCACTCTCAATAATTTCTTCATAAACTTTTGTTGTATTGTTATATGAAAAATACTTTTGACCTATATGACCATAGACACCTTGCTCTCTGATCTTCCTAGTTATGATCTTAGTTGAATTGTCTTCAAAGTCTCTATGTACAACTAGTGCAGTATCACTCATGTTTGCCCAATGTGCTGATCCACTAACTTGATATAGATCCGGTGGTGGAACTACTCCACTATCATTTCTCTGCAGTTTATGTGGATGAGCTACCATCCAAACCACCAACTGATGGTTTCTTGCAAACTGCTGACATTTAGCAATTATGTCACGAATGTGTTCATCCTCACGCTTTGAGTAGTCTCTGTTAGGACTAATCTGATTAAATGGATCTATGACTAAACCTTTGATTCCAAACCTTTGCTTGGCTACTTTCGCCTTACCTAATATAAATTCTATGTCTGGGATCTCTTCTGTATTCTCAATAAATTTGAAGTGCTCATCTAAAAAGTCTATGCCACTATTCAGTTCGTCTTGTGTAAGTCTAGCAGTAAAACCTATGTCAAATGGCTTTCTACATCTCTTCTCAAGTAATCTTCTTATGTGATTAGGTGTAGAATGCTCTGG